ATCTGTTGCTATCCAGAAATTGCCCAAATCATCAAGGCGCTTGTCAGCACCAATTGGTGAAGATGAGTTACAATATCTGGCAATGGCTAGACGGCTCTCGTGTGTCAAGTCGATGTCGCAAGCTTCCCACACAGCACACTTCACAGCTGTTTTCCAATTCATCATAGCATACCTAGAGGGTGCTTCATCATACGAATCAAAATCGGCTCCGATAATAATGTAGCCATCGGTTGCTGTACTGACGCTTGGTCTGTAGTGCATAGTAAGTTTAACAAATCTATACATTTCATACCTGGTGGAGAGTGCAAACAACCATGGGAACGTGCCTGGTGCCTGTGGGTTAATGGCTAAATTGAATACATTAAATGTATCTAGAAGGGGTACATCAGTAACAAACTCCAAGTGTGTGACAGTGATATCACCAGATGGGCTCGTTGTGATCTTTGGTGGAGGACGCTTATAAGATGTGCCAACCGCGGCTGGAACGCCGGTTACTTTGGCTGCGATCTTTGGTCCTTTTGGCTTTACAATGGTAAGTGCTTTCTTTTTACTATTCTGTGGCATGGGTGAATTTTTCTTCACGGGGTAGTTAGATGCGTGCCCAGGCCAAAATGCCCCGTTAGAGGCATTTTATTTATAAGTCGACTTCCATAATCATGTCCAACACATAGTGGTCGAGTATGGCAGTGACGTCAGTGATAGAACTATTGTACTCCTCAAAAGCTCTTATGTCATCTATTGAAAGACCATAAACATGTGACATAAAAGCGTACGTACTTTCGGTACTATAGAACTTGCTAGGTGCATGGGGTCTGTAATCTGAAACAGACGGTGCAGCCTTAACACGACCAAGCAGTTGTAGTGCATGCCGGATGTACTCATGTGCGACCGGGATATGGTGAAAATCACAGTTAGCACAAGTGAGCACTCCTTTATACCATTCAAGAGCCTGTTTCTCCGTGTTGAAGGGAGAAGCACTGACGCCGTTTTTAGCTAGGAAGCGCCCGAGCTTCTGGGCCCAGACGAAAGTATCTCCGTTGCTATCACGACAAGGGTAGAATCTACCAGAACAATATTCCACATCCCAGATTGTCGCTCGCTTCTTTGACTTTGCTTTAAACCCGTACTTGAGAAATTCTTGCTCAATCAAGTCTAACGGAAAGTCATACCTACATCTGACTATACTGTCATCTCCATTAACAACCATCTGAAAATCAGATGTGTCAAATAAGAGAGTATAACCAAATCTGGCCGCAAGCGATTTGTAAACCATGAATGTGACCAACGCGTTTAACAAAGCATTGCCTAATGAGGTGTTTGGATCTCCAGAGTTTCTACCAGCGATTTTGTCAAATTGATAGCCAAAATGCGTAAATGATCTAGCAGTGCCTTGCGCCAGCAAAACTGCCAGCGCATCGCCGTAGATTCCAAAGTGCTTGTATATCTCTATTTCAAAGTCCAAAGCAAAGGACGAAATTGACGCGTCGAAACGCGAAAAATCATTCTCATACAGGAAGCCTGCAACGTTGAATAAGTGGCCTATCTTGCCCAATTCCAATGCATTACAAGCACCTGTATACCATATAGGGAATGTAGAGTCCCAAATCCTTGTTAATTTCTTTTGGAAGGCTTGTATCCAAGGGCCGAGTAAACAATTGGCCAGGTCACAAGTTCCTGAAACTACTCTTGGTGTGTAGTCACTGACATCATCTCCTTTCTGTTTTAACAGCTTTTCACGTTTAATGAACACCTTACGCATGGTTGATTTAATCAACTCAGGTTTGTTCGGTGCCATGTTGTAAAACTTGAAACATTTCAATTGAGCTTTCTGCCTAGCTTTAGGAAATCTACCGTTCCAGAGTGCGAAAGGTAGTGACTTA